ATGCCCCTCACGATATTAAGGTTAGAGAGCTTGGAACCGGTAAATCCCGGTGGGAGGTTGCCAAGAAATTAGGCATTACTTTTCAAGTTGCGCCAAAGCTAGGCGTTATGGAAGGGATTAATGCCGGTAGATCAATTTTTAATCAGTGCTGGTTTGATGACGATAAGTGTTCGAGAGGGCTTCAAGCTCTGAGGAATTACAAAAAAAATTGGGATGAAAAGAATAAAGTATTTAGGGATACTCCATTGCATAGCTGGGCGAGTCACGGGTCTGATTCCTACAGAACATTCGCTGTAACTTATAGGAAAAGGGTTAGGACTACCGGCACATTTGATCCCGGTGGAGTTAAACCCTTTTACGAGAATATGCCCGGCTAATTAAACTTGCCTTCAGATAGTATTTTTTGATAGTGTTTTCAGTATGGAAGAAAAAATTGATAATCCTGAATTAGAGATGCTTCGGCTGAATAAAGAATCTGGATATAACTATCGGCGCCGCCGACAGGCAGACTGGCTAGAAAATTACACACTGTATAGAGATAAAATTACTATTAACCGCTTAACCCAGAGGCAGTCAGTTAATATTCCTTTGATGAAGCAATCGGTTAAAACTCTGCTAAAAGATGTTGATGATATGCCGGTGATGTATTTCGAAAATTTGGACAATGATAGGCAGAAAGAGATTTTTCAAAATGAATACTGGAAAATAATGGCCGATGAAGATCACAATCATATGGAGTTGCAAGATATTGTTGATAAAAGACAGGTGTTCTTATTCGGTCGAAGTTTTGATCAGTGGCAAATTGTTGATGGTGAGATTAAGATGACTGTTCAAGATCCTCAAGATATACTGGTTTCTCGTCACTGCGACCCCTTTAACTTAAATTCTTCAAGGTTTTTAATTCATACTCATATCTTTGTACCGCTGAGTACGCTTAAAAAGAATTCTGATTATGATCAGGCAGAAGTGAAGAAGCTAGAAAAATTCTATTCTACATTACAGGGTGAATTAAAGAATAAACAGAATCAGGATATGCTGGTGGAAAAGAACGAGAAAATGCAGGAGATGGGCGTATCTGATGTTATTGATCCGGTATTAGGTGAAACTTACGTTGAACTGTCATTACAGTTTTTGTATCGTGAAGATGAAAAAGATGCTGACAAGAATGAGTTAGAAGAGCAATTGTTTTTATATGTTGAGGCTGATGATAGGGTAATTTTAATGAAGAAGCCTTTAGAGGAAATATTGGGAGTTACTGAAGATAATTATTGGAGAGATCATTATCCCTATGTTTCTTGGGGTGATGATATTGAGCGTCAAGATTTTTGGAGCGATAGTGTCGCAGATATTATTAGAGGGCCGAATAAAATCGTTAATTCTTTTTTCTCTCAATTAGTAGAAAATAGAACACTGAGAAATTTTGGCATGCACTATTACGATTCAACTGATGAGACTTTTATGCCTCAGACGTTTTTACCGGTTCCTTGGGGCTGGTATCCAATCCCAGGAAAACCAAGTGAGGTTTTACAAAAAGTTGATATCCCAGATCTTAGCGAATCGATTGATGAGATGACTTTTGTTATTGGAATTGCTGAAAAAGCTTCTGGTGCTACCGCTACTCAACAGGGCGTACAGACTGCCACTAAAATTACTCTAGGAGAGGTTGAGTTGGCTTTAAATGAGGCTAAAGAGCGAGTAAAGGGTATGAGCAAGTTTTATACTCCGGCTTGGAAACAACGGTCTAAAATCTTTTTGAAGCTCATTGAAGGCCGTCCAGATCTATTAGATGCAGTTAAGATATTCAAGAAGGGTCGAAACACCAGGGATATCTTTTCTCGAGAAGTTGGGCCGAAAGACTGGATGACTAAAATGGGGTATCGTACCAGAATTTGGAATCAAGATGAGAAAAATGCTCATGACACAGATACTTTAAATAAATTAAATGCAGTTAAAACAGTCATGTTCGATAATCCAAAACTAGCAGAAGTTTACAATAGAAAGTTATTAGAGTTTGTTGATTTACCGCCAGAAGATATCAACGATATCATGGAATATGAGGATCAAAAACAAGAAATGATGGTCAGTAATCCTTTATTGGCCGCTGGTCAGCAAGCAACTCAGCCACAACCGGCTCAATCAGCTCAACCTACCCAACAATTACCAATTCAACCACAAGGCTAATATGTCAATGCTCGATAGTATTTTAGAACAAGCTGGTTTAAAGTATGAAGATTTAGATAAAGCAGAAGAAGCAACTTTACATAAATGGCTAGGAAGTCTTGAGAGAAAAGAATTTACTGTTAATAGTATTAGAGAATATATTGTTGCGATGCGAAGATCTGTAGATGAGGAGGTGTCTAAAACTGGTCATAATTCCAAACAAGACATATTTTTAAAGGCAAGATTAAGAAACTATATATTATTAGAAGCTTTTTTAGATAGCCCGGCAAAAGCTAAAAAAATGGTTGAGAGAAGGTTGGCCGGATTAGTAAGTAGGAAATAAATTTATGCAATTAAATACAGAAGCACAAGCAGTTTTAGATAAAATTGTTGTAAAATCAATTCCTGAACTATCAGCAGAAAACATAGCGTTTCTTTGTGCCAGACGATCTTATTTAAGCAATAAACAGTTAGATAAGTATAAAAGTGTGTTAAAAGATAAAACTAAAATTAAAACTAAGAAATAATTATTAACCTAACCCTTTAAGGAGGACTGGCAAAATGGCAAAACACGTTAAACCAACTAACGAAGAACTAGAAAATAAAGATAAAGAGATCCAAGAAGAACTCGAGGAAATGGAAGATCAAGAAGAAAATCTTGAAGAGGAGGTGGTTGAGGAAGAAGTTGAGGAGGAAGAAGAAGAGGTGGTTGTTGAGGATGAAGAGGAAGTCGTTGAAGAAGAGGAGGAGGAACAAGAGGAACAAACTTTTAAAAAGAGATTTACTGAATCTACTAGAGAGGCCCAGGTCCTTCATGCTAAGAATAAAAAGATGCTTGATGCTTTTGATCAGGTTAGCGAGGTTGTTGATCCGGCCGATGAAGTGATGCGGAAAGAGTTTACTGATTGGGAGGACTTGTCTGAGTTTGAACAGAAGATGGCAAAGGATAATTGGAAGGCCAACAAGCGTTTCGAAGCAATTAATACAATTGCTCAAGACAATAAGGATGGGGCATCATGGGGGGAGAAGGTGGATAAGTTTATTGATGATCCGGCCACTGTTACCAACAATCCTGATTTAGAGGGTCGACTTGATGAGTTTAAATTGTTTGCTAGCGTGTCATCGAGGAGAAGCGTAGATTTTCAAGATTTAATATCTGCTTTTTTATATGAACTTCAAAAAACGAAGCCGGTGAAAAAGAAGGGCAAAATGTTTGAGACTGGCTCTGGTGGTCCCGGGAAAAAGTCTAAGCCAAAATCTGATAAATTAAGCATTGAAGCCGGCGCTAAACTCAAGAAAGCTGATTATAAAGCATATACACAAGCACTGATTGCCGGCAAGATAACGTCGGAAATTTAGAATGTAGTTGACAATAGATAGTTTTATTTAATAGTATCAAATTATTAACCCTCCTAACCCCTTTTTGGGACTGGCCAGGAATATAAGGCAATTAACAAAAAGGAGCTAAGTATGGCATCAGCATACGGCACAAAACTCGCAGAGGGTTTTTCAAACAAATTAATGTTGAAGTTGTACGATCGAAGCCTCATCGGTGAAATCGTCAATAGAGACTATGAAGGTGAAATCAATGAAATCGGTTCTAAACTGAATATTCTTGCCTTCGATAAGGTTACTGAAAAGACTTATGCCGATACGGCCATGTCTGCAGATAGTCTTTATGAGCAAAATGCTCAAGTGATTATTGATCAGTATAAATCTTTCTACTGGAAAGAAAAAGTTTTAGCAAGATGGTTATCTTACATTAAGAGTCCACATGCTACTATTGTTGATCAGGTTTCAAATGAGCGTAGTAAAAATATGGATGAATTTGTATTTGGTGCATATTCAGATGTTGGAGCTGGCAATAGAGTCGGAACAGATTATGAGATTGGAACAGTTACAATTACTACTTCTACCGGAGCGGTAGTTGGATCTGGAACTACCTTTACTGAGGCTATGGAAGGCAGAGGCTTCAAAGCCGATGGCCATACAACTTGGTATCGAGTTAAAGATTATACTGACGCCACTCACATCACGATCGAAGATGATTTAGATGATGTTGATTCTGTTTATTCAGGTGGAGCAATTTCTGGGGGAAGTACTTATGTCATTGAAGCCGCAACTAAGGTTCAGATTACAACTGCTAATATACTTGAGTATATTGGTAAGTTAAAACTCAAACTTGATGAGGCGGAAGCGAATGGTTACTCAACAGTACCTTCATCCGACAGATGGTTGATTCTACCTCCAAAAATGATTGATCTAATCCCAAGAGCAACAGGCGTTGCTTTGCATGTACCTGAAGTTTATTCGGAGCTAGTCAAAAAAGGCTTAGTAACTCAGTTACTAGACTTTAAGATCTATAGTTCGAATCGACTAACTGGCGATAATGATGATGGGTTTAGAGTCCTAGCTGGCCACAAGAACTGGCTAACATTTGCAGAAAAGGTTTTGCAAGTACGCATGGAAGAGGATCTACCAGGTGATTTCGGAACTGCTTACAAAGATCTCTTTGTATACGGCAAGAAAGTCACTGATTCGAGACGCCACCAGGCAACAGAAGGTTTCTGGTACGTTTAACAATTAAGCATATTATCCACCATCTCTATTTTTAAGAGCGGAGGTGGTGGATTCTGATAGAAATAAACCATGGCAACATTCAAATTAAAGAAAGATCTCCCTAAAACAACCCAAGATGAAATAACCAGAATTGAAGCTATTGCTTCTGGCGATAGGGCAACTTCTGAAAGTAGTTTTTTAACTGCTTTAGATCCTTATTTAGATAATCGTGTTCTCAGATATAGTGAATCTTTAGATTCTACTGCTGAAGATAGTGATGATCTAATTTTAGAAGCCGAGGGAAATACTTTGCCAACTGGTTTAACTGGTTTTAGAAATGGGGCGTTCTTTTATGATTTAGATAAGGGCGGAATGCCTGTTTATATCAATACTGGTGATGAAGATGGTGCTATTTGGTCCCTATTGGGTGGTCAAGTAATTTCAGCCTCACCTTCATTAAGTCCTTCATTGTCAATATCGCTCAGTCCATCAGTTTCAGAGAGTTTGAGCATTTCACTCAGTCCATCAGTTTCAGAATCACTTAGTCCAAGTGCTAGTACAAGCCCAAGCCTTTCAATTTCGCTTAGCCCAAGTGCTAGTACAAGCCCAAGCCTTTCAATTTCACTTAGCCCAAGTGTTAGCGTCTCTCTCTCGCCCAGCGTTTCAGTCTCACTATCAGATTCACCTAGTCCATCGGCGTCAGTTTCGCTTAGTATTTCGCTCAGTCCAAGTGCTAGTCAGAGTCCGTCAGCTAGTATTAGCAACAGTCCAAGCCCAAGTCCATCGCTTAGCGGAAGCGCATCGTTATCAGAGTCACCAAGTCCAAGTGTTAGCGTCTCACTTAGTCCGTCTGTTAGCGTCTCGCTCAGTCCATCAGTTAGCCCAAGTGCTAGTTCGAGTCCATCTGTTAGCGTCTCGCTCAGCCCAAGTGCTTCAGTTTCACCTAGTGCCAGTGAAAGCCTTTCAGTTTCACCGAGTCCTTCATTCCCTAATATTTAGGATTGAATAGTTATTCTCTATTAGATAATATGGTTATATGCTTATAAGCATTATTATCCCTTCTCGTAACGAAAAGTATTTATCCAAGACAATTAATGATCTACTAAAAAAATCTTCTGAAGATATTGAGATTATTGCTGTTTTAGATGGTTATTGGCCGGAAATGGAAGATATTGTCGATGATGAGCGGGTTCACTATATTCATTTTACAGAGCCAAAAGGTATGAGGGCGGCGATTAATGCTGGTGTTGATCTTGCTCGTGGCGAATTCATTTTAAAGACAGATGCTCATTGTATGTTCGCAAAGGGATTTGATGTTAGTTTAAAGCATGGTTGCGAAAGCAATATGGTTGTAGTCCCCAGAAGGTTAAGATTAGATCCGGAGAAATGGGACACGATAAGAGATGGCCGACCTCCGGTTGACTATATGTATTTGTCTTATCCGGATGATCCTAGTGTTTGGGGAGGTCCTAGTTTGCAGGGTAAGGAGTGGAGAGAGAAGAACAAGCCAATACTTTTAGGTGGTGGTAAGTTAATTGATGATCTGATGACTGCCCAGGGTAGTTGTTGGTTTATGAAGCGTAAATACTTTTATTGGTTAGAGTTGATGGATGAAGAAAACTATGGCGAATTTGGCAAAGAGATGCAGGAAATCGGGCTTAAATGCTGGTTATCGGGTGGTAGAATGGTTCGTAATAAAAAGACCTGGTATGCGCATTTCCATAAAATTAAAACTGATGGTCGTGGCTATTCGTTAAGCAGAAGTGAGTTTCTAAAGGCTTCTGAGTATGTAAGGCGCTGGTTAACTGAAAAAAGAATGTGGCACAAACAAACTAGAGACTTTGAATATTTAATAAATAAATTCTGGCCGATCCCAGGTTGGCCGGAAGATTGGCGATCATATGCAAACGAATCAAGGAAAACTAAATAGAAGAGTTTTTTATGCTCAAGCTGTTTATGGCCAAGAGGAAAAAGACGCTGTTTTAGAGTCATTGGATAATAAATTCTTAGCCTCTGGTCCAAAGGTAGCTGAATTTGAAGAGACTATCGCAAAGCTGTTCGGTAAAAAGTACGGCGTAGCTGTTAATTCCGGCTCAAGCGCTAATTTGATAGCTATATCTGCCTTTGATTTTATTAAAGGGAGCAAGGTTATCACTCCGGCGCTTACTTTTTCGACTACAGTTAGTGAGATTGTTTTAAATGGTTTGGTTCCGGTTTTCGTTGATAGTGAGATTGGCCGTTATACTATTTCAGAAGATAAAATTGAGGAAGCGATTGATGGCGAAACAGTCGCTATTTTGGTCCCTCAATTAATTGGTGGGGTGTGCGACATGGTTAAGTTAAGAAAATTAGCAGATAAGTATATGTTAAAGCTAATTGATGATTCTTGCGATACTTTTGCTCCGACACTACATGGCAAAACCGTTGCTTCTTATGCAGACGTTACTACTACTAGCTTTTATGGCTCTCATATTATTACAGCCTGTGGTATAGGTGGGATGGCGATGACCGATGATAAAGAATTAAGAGATGCTATGATCACGCTGAGAGATTGGGGCCGAGTAGGTAATGATCAAGAAGATTTTAAAGAGAGGTTTGATTTTAAGGTTGATGGAATCCCATATGATTCGAAGTTTATTTATTCTCATCTTGGATATAATCTCAAAATGAATGAAGTTAGTGCGGCGTTTGGATTAGAGCAAGTTAAAAAGTTACCAAAGTTTTTAAAGACTAGAACAGAAAACTTTGAGTATCTTCGTGAATTTTTTAGCCATTATGATAACTGGTTTCATCTACCGGAATTGATTGATGGTGCTAAAACTAATTGGTTGGCATTTCCTTTGACGATTAAGAGAGATGCGCCCTTTACTCGCTATGAGTTTTTGAAGCACCTAGAAAATGATGGGATTCAAGTCCGAGTATTGTTCTCTGGTAACATTACTCGCCATCCGGTTTATAAAAATGTAAGTATGAGGCATGTAGTATCGGGTTGGCTAGCAACTGCCGATTTTGTGATGGCTAAAGGGCTTCTGTTAGGCGCTCATCACGGAATGAGCGTTAAAGATGCTGAATATATGTGCAAAAGCGCTGAAAGGTTTTTAAGTGTATTTAAGTAAAACTCCGCTAGATATAACGGTAATTTATTATACTTCTAACTATTTAGAGGAGCATAATCCTATATTTGTTAGCAATACCAAGCGTCAACTGCTAAAAGCAATTGGTTGCCTCCCTTTAATCAGCGTTTCTCAAAAACC